GAAAAAAACAGCAATGCCTAATTCACCATCAAAAAACAGATTAACAAGAATATGTGAATTTGTATATATTTTTTGTAGAAAAGAAGAACTATATACTTTTAATGCTAATAAAAAGATAGTAAACGAAAGTAATGGTGCTAAATTTTATGAATCAATAGAAAATTTTATTAATGCTTCAAATAATGATGAAAGTAATGATTTGAACAAAGCTACATTTTCTACAGAATTTGTTAGAAAGCTATTAAATATTTATGCAAAAGAAAATAGTTTAGTTTATGACCCGTTTATGGGAACAGGTACAACTGCAAAAGCGTGTATAATTGATAAGCATAATTTCATAGGAAGTGAACTTTCACAAAAGCAAGTTGATTACTCAAATAAAAGATTGCAACCTTATTTAAACCAACAAACATTATTTTAAATGGAACGTAAAGAAATATTTTATTGCAATTTAACTTTGCAAAATGGTAAAGATAAATTATACTTAAAAAATGTGGTTTATAAAGAAACAGATGGATATTTTAAAAATACAAGATTAGGAATTAAAGAGCCATTAAAAGTATTAAAAGTTGAAGTTATTAAAAGTTTAGGATTTGAAAATTTATCAAATGAATATGATGAAGTTAAAAAATCAGATGAAAAAAGAAATAATATAACTGGAGCATATGAATGATATATCAACAGAACATTATAATATTACCTTATATGAAATAGAACAAGGAATGACTATTGAACAAATAAGGTTTATATTAAAAGAATATGAAGCAGAAGAATTATATGAAGAATGTCAGGGTATACATTTAGCATTAGAAATAGTATTATTTAACATACTAACACAACTAATAAAAGAAAGTAAAAAACAAAAAATAAAAATAAGATGGAAACGCAAATAACATTACAATTAAAAAAAGCAATACAAGAAATAACAGGTGTAGATATAAATGAAGTAACACGTAAAAGAGAAACAATAGAAGCACGTGCAATCTATTATAAAGTATTAAAGCAAATAGATAAAAAGAAGTCATTAAAATCTATTGGTGCTTCAGTAGGAAAAGACCACGCAACTGTATTACATTCATTAAAGAATTATGATATGTTTGAGCAGTTTAATCCAACACTAAAGTTATTCAGGAAACAAATAATGCAAAGATTAAATTATGCAACACCAGATATATTAGATATGACTAAAGATGAATTAATACAAAGTTTACAAATAGATGTAATGAAGCTATCAGGTGAAATAGAAAACTTGCAAGAAACGATAACTAACCTACAAAAACCAAGAAACAATTATAAAATAGTAAACAACATAGAAGCACTACTAATAGAAACAGAAGGTAAAGAACAACAAGAAATAATATTAGAACGCTTACAAGCACTTTATAGAATGAATAGAAACATTAAACTTTAATAAGATGAGAATAGAAACAAACTACACCGACAAATTTAGTTTAGGAATTGTAATTGGTAGCAATGAAATATCAATAGCAATAGTATTAATAATAATAGATATAAAATTTTAGTTATGGCAGATATAGCAAAATGTAATGATAGTTTATGCCCTTCAAAGGATTACTGTTATAGGTTTACAGCACCAGCATCAGATTATTGGCAATCTTATGGAATATTTAATAGAGAAAGTGATGCAGATAATTGTGATATGTTTTATCCTAATGGTAAATGTAGATATTGTGATTTAGAAAATGGTAAACATAAAATAAGTTGTTCAATAATGAAAATACAAGTAAACTTATGAAATATATTTTAGTAATAATAGCTTATGAATTTATAAGAGAAAAATTAATATCTTTATGGTATTACTTAATTAAAAAAGGAAATTAATGACACCACAATATAGAGCAAACATACTTTACAATAAGTATAGCAAAGAATATAATAGATTTGTAGTAAGTGGTTATATTAAACAGGGTTTAGATGAATGGAAACAAATAGCTATTGAATTAGGTAAGTTGTATAAACAATAAACAAAAATGTTTATTTTTAATTTGAATAATCAAATTTTTTCAAGATGAATGATAATAACTATGGTGGCAAAAGAGAAGGTGCTGGTAGACCATCAAAAGCAGAAGAAGTAAAACTAATTGAAAGATTAAAACCATTAGAAGAAAAAGCATTTAAAGCATTAGAAGCTGGATTAGATGCTGGTGATTTTAAATTCACACAATTATTTTATAATTACTATGCAGGTAAACCAAGAGAGACAAAAGATATAACTTTAACAAATGAACAACCTATCTTTAATATTGATTTAGATGAAGTTTAAGCAATAGTTTTATGGAGTTTATATTAACTACTGCAATTAGAAAGTTATTACGTTTAAAGAAGCGTATTAAAGTTATTAGAGGTGGAACATCAGCTGGTAAAACATTTGGTATTCTACCTTTACTAATTGATAAGGCAATTAAAGAACCTAATTTAGAAATTAGTGTTGTATCTGAAAGCATTCCACATTTGCGTAGGGGTGCATTAAAAGACTTCTTAAAGATTATAATGGCATTAGGTAGGTATAATGATAGTCAGTTTAATAAGTCTACTTTAAAATACACATTTGCAAATGGTAGTTATATTGAATTTTTTAGTGTAGACCAGCCAGATAAATTAAGAGGTGCAAGAAGAACAATATTATATGTTAATGAGTGCAACAATATAGATTTTGAAAGCTATTATCAATTAGCAATTAGAACTTCAGGTGATATATGGTTAGACTATAATCCTACTTCAGCATTTTGGGTTGATAAAGAAATATTAACACAATCAGATGTTGATTTTATTACATTAACTTATTTAGATAATGAAGCATTATCAGAAACAATAGTTCAAGAAATAGAAGCAGCAAAAGTAAAAGCATTAACATCTACATATTGGTCAAACTGGTGGCAAGTTTATGGGTTAGGTCAAACAGGTTCTTTAGAAGGTGTATGTATTCCAGATTGGCAAGAAATAGATTTACCAGCAGATGCAAGAATATTATGTTATGGAATGGATTTTGGTTATAGTAATGACCCAACATCATTAGTAACTATGTATAAGTATAATGATGCTTATATATTTGATGAAGTAATTTATAAGAAAGGTTTACTTAATAGTGAAATATCAAATCTATTAAAAGCAAATAATGTAAACGAAATTGTTTACGCTGATAGTGCTGAACCAAAATCAATAGCTGAATTAAACAGTTATGGTCATAATGTATTACCAGTATCAAAAGGAAAAGATAGTATCTTATTTGGTCTTAATTTAATTAATCAAAATAAAGTTTATGTAACATTAAGAAGCAAGAACTTAATTAATGAATTAAGGAACTACATATGGCAAACAGATAAAACAGGAATTAAAATGAATAGACCAATAGATGCATATAACCACGCAATAGATGCTATGCGTTATGCAATGACAAGTCAATTAGAAAATCCACACAAAGGAAATTACTTTATATACTAATGACTTACGGACAAATAATAGCAGCGATACAATGTTATATACATCATAAGACTAATAAAGAAGTTCAAATTAACTTACCAAGAAACGTAGGTGAAATAAAAAAGATGCAAAAGATGTATAATATAGCAGCACAATATTTAGACTAATGAAAGAAGAAGAAGATGATTTGATTTTTGAAAATATGGAATTTGAACAGGCTGATACAAGATATGAAATTATATCTATGTGCAATCAAGCATTAAGTTCAGTTGAAGGATTTGATACGTATATGATTGATGAAAAAGATACGTATAAGATTAAAGAAATAAAAAGAAAGTGTTTAGCATTAATTGATTTACATATTGGAATGATATATGATGAAAACTTTGATAGTTAAAGAAATGTTAAAATGTATTTTATTTAAAACAAAAGAATTAGATTTGTATCAAATAATAAACAAATGAAAACATATATGACAAAGTATTTAATAACTTACTGGACTGAAAGAAATGATGAAAGCACAGATGTAGAAATTATTATAGAAGCATTTGATGAAGTAGATGCTATGAAACAATTTTTAGATAAAAGATTAACATATAAAAAAATAGAAAGCATACAAGAATTAGTTTAGGTTAGGTTTATAATTAGGGGAAGGAAAGGCAATCAGAAAGGGTTGCTTTTTTTTTGTTTAATACAATTAGTACTTAATTTTATTTTTAAATAAAAAACAATAACAGATAATGAAGTTACAGATTACAATACCAACAAGTTTAGAAGAAATAACATTAGAGCAGTATCAAAAGTTTTTATCTATTGCTAAAGATAATCCTGATGGTGAATTTCTTCAACACAAGATGGTAGAAATATTTTGTGGTATAGATTTAAAGAATGCTGCTAAAATAAGTTTTAAAGATGTTAATGAAATAACAACTAACTTATCAAATCTATTCAATCAAAAATATGATTTAAAAAGAACATTTAAATTAGGCAATACTGAATTTGGTTTTATAACTAACCTTGATGAAATTACATTAGGTGAATATACTGATTTAGATAAATACATTAGTGATTGGGATATGATGCATAATGCAATGGCAGTATTATACAGACCAATAACAAAGAAGCTAAAAGATAAATATCAAATAGAAGAATACAATGGCAGTTATACTTATTGTGATGCTATGAAGTTTATGCCGCTTGATGTAGCATTAGGTGCGGTGGTTTTTTTTTACAATTTAGGCAACGAATTGTTGAAGTCTACGATACACTATTTGGAGAACAATCAGGAATTTCAGAATATAGTAAACAATCACAATTTGGAAGTAAATGGGGTTGGTATTCATCATTCTATGCTCTTGCTCAAGGAGATGTTAGAAGATTTGAAGATGTTTCCAGACTTCGATTATCAGTTGCATTAACATTTTTAACATTTGAAAAAGAAAAGAACCAAATAGAAACAGAATTAATAAGAAAACAATGAAAGGATTTTACCAAATAACAACAGCAATTAA